GGTACTTATACTACGGTCGAAGGGAAGAATTTTGGTCAGGTAACAGCTCCAATTAAGCAGGCAACGATGCCATTCAGGACATATAATCCGGATGCACCGCCGAAGGCCTCCGAGCCATCACCGCCGACAAGGCGGATCAGGATTCCGGAAACGACTGGAATGATACAGGTTCCAGTCAGCGGTGTTGCATTAGATCCAAAATGGCTCCTATGGGATCGGCTTCGTGGATGGTGGAGCGGCGGGGGTGTAATGGAGCCTGCTATAAGACTTGAAGAGGATGCTTCTGGAAGCGCTATCGTTAATCGTCTGGAAGCCATGTACCATGTGCGAAGAGCGATTAACGATCGTCTTGCAAAAGTAAGTCAGGATATTCAAAGGATTCAGAAAGAACTCGAAGCAGAAACGAATCCAAATAAGAAAGTTATACTCCAAAATGATCTTACTGCACTACAACAAACTTCTGCTTCACTACAAGCAGCTCAAAAACGCGGACGTGAGCTGTTATTCGAATTAGATAGATTGGAAGCGGCTGCACGACTTGAGGGCGGGAAAGCTTGGGAATCAGACCGGCAGGCTAAGCGAGGATATCTACTGGAAATCGGCGAGAGAATAAAACGTAATTTTGGGATCAATGTGTTCGATTTGTATACCGCATTAAAAGGCGGTCCGGAGGGAGTACAAACTGCAATAAATACCCTAACGGCAGGAATATTTGAACCTGGTTCGAATGTACCAAGTGCTCCACTGACGAGAGAATTGGCGAGCACAGCAAGTAAACAATATGACCATGTTGTTCGATTGCGTAATTTAGTTCGTAATCCACCTGCCGATATAACTAATGATCAATTAGCTACAATACAGAAAAATTTAAATAATTATGCAAAAAATGTCGTTTCGGTTTCTCACTTTGGTGATATCTCCCGCTTAACTGCTCTGCAGCAAGCAGAAGCACGAGCGATCGCAAGCCATAAAGGATACTATTTTGATAAATTCTTTTCTGGTGGAAGAATAGATGAAACAAAGACGGAAGCCAAACCTATTGTACCGACCGGCGCAGGAGCACAAGCTGAAGCGCAAGCGGGCGGTGCGGTAACCATGCCGCCAGAGTTAGGTGTAACATCTGCCTCTCGATTTGCATCTATTTTAAACGATTTTGTAGACACTCAATGGAGATCCGTCTCTGAGAAATTAGATCCAGGACATACGTTACGATATAACGATACTCTTACTCAATTAAAGAAGCAGACAATGGAAATGGCCAATAAATTAAAAGAAGATTATCTTCTGTTGGCCTATTATGAGAAGAGTACCGATCCGAATGCCCCTGCAATTGTTACTGCAGTTAAAGAGGATATTGTAAACACACTCAAACAACTCGGACAAACTCAAGTTTCTAAGGAAAATATTTCTGCTGAAAATCTCTCTAACCCTGAAAATATCAAGAATTTGCTGTCGTATGTCAATAATTATAGCCAGCAACTTGCTCTACAGAATTTACCAGAGGCATCACAACATCTTTTTGCAGAAGGATCGCGGCTTGCCGATACTGTAATAAAGAAATATCAGGTGACTGATAATCAAGGACGGGTTCTGGCTTGGACTGCAGCGAATCCAATACCTTTATCGCCAGAAGCAAAACAACGGGCTGCAAAATTCGTCGAGACTCCAAAGCCACCAGAAGCTCCAGCTATAGAAGTTGGAACGCAAGGTCCGCCGGTAGATATTAACTGGTGGCGAAAACATATGGGTTTCTATAGGGATGAGCAATTCCGCACATTCCAGGATGTTTATAAAGATCCGGTTTTAAAAGGAATGTATAAGTTTGATCAGAGAATTGCTCATCTTACTCAATTGGAGCAGGATCTAAATGCGGCCATTGCCAATGTACAGGCAACCGGAGGGTACGGCGGAGCACTGTATAAACGGCTTACGGATAGACTGCGAACAGTAAGAAATCAATTAGCAGATGAAATTAATAGAGCGCAGAAAGATAAATTTAAATTGGACACTATCCGTCAAACTCTTGCTGCACAGGCTCCGGGCGGAAAACCGGACGAAAGTCTCGTACAACAACTATTTATTAAATATAAGATGGCCGAAGATTGGCAGAATATGCAGGCCAACGCCGAACGTGCCAGGGAACTGCTGCAGAGTGCAGACAGATATACAGCAGATTCTGCCTTCACTCCGGAACGTGTAGCTCAACGATGGAAAGAGCGTTGGATGAATGAGTTCTATCAACGTGGCATGGGAACGACTCCAGAAGCCCTCGCAGCGTTTCAGAGGGATGTGGAAGATATTGCAAACGGTAGAGTAACACCGGCTACGTTAATGGAACAAATTAAAACGGTCCAGCCTGCACCGCAGCCTGCACCGCAGCCTGTAGCACAACCTACGACTCAAACAGCGGTACAGCCTGCGGCTCAATCAGTGGTACAATCACAGCAAGCTCCGGCTGCTGGGACACCACCTGCGGGCGTACAAGAATCTAAAGAGAAACCTTCAACACCACCGAGTGAAACAAGCTCAGGATTTGGACCGTTTGGCCCATCGTATGGACCATTTACACCTACACAATCTACATCTACACCGCCTACACATCCAATAAATATTCCACCTCAATATCCTCCCAGTCCAACAGAACAACGGCGGTATAAACTTCCGCCGGTCCAGCCTAAGGTACCACTTCCGCAGCAGAAAGGCGTCAAGATAGACGTATTATCTCCAGAATCAATGAAAGAGTAATCGAAGAATGTGTGATGTCATAGATAAATTTAATAATTAGCAACGGATGACAAATATGTCCACCGTAACAACAAACACGCAAACTTTGAACCTGCCGGATCCAAATACGTTACGAGTTGTGCCTCGTATGCAGGGTGGGATTCGGACTTATACGGTTGAACAGAAACCTGATACGACATCTATTGGTCCGACAACGAATATACCTGGTCCTACCCCCCAACCGGCAAAACCAGCTATAGAACCAATTTCTAAGCAGCCACCTACGATACCTCCTGCACAGCCAGCGACACCACCGACAGAGACGCCAAAGCCATCCGAACCAACGCTTCCTCCAGCACCGGCTATTCCAGGGCAGAAGGCACAATATGGCTACAGACCACCAGAAGCACTTGAGACATCCCTTAAATTAAGAACTGAAGAATATCCTGCATCGCCCATAGAGCTTATTCCAGAATTAAAGCAATTCAAGGATCAATTATTAGATATCAAAAATCCGACAAGTCAGGAGTTTACTCAGAAGGCTGAGACTTATAAGAATGTGGCCGATCTGTTGTTCAAGAAAAAAGACATGGATACGTTAAAGGTAACGCATCCAAATGTCTATTCTGCTATCGAATGGGCAAAGGCTGTTCGGCAAGGACTGATAAATCCAGCAGCCAATCCGGAAGTATCCAAACAGCATATTAAAACGCTTTGGGAAATAGGTGCATACAATTACGCTACAAAAGGATTCCAGGTTCTTCCTGTCGATCCAACAACCAGACAATATGTTGTATCACGATATCTGGATGTCTTTAATAAAGCATTAGGTGATAAGAAACTGGATTGGGACGATATGGATATCGTTTATAATAACTTTTCAAAAGTTATGGGAATGAATCCGGCCTCTCCGGTTGCGGCTTCTTCCTTCCAGGAATGGTGGGCTTCAGAGAATGTCAATCCGTTGTATAAGGCAGGGTTGCTTCTGGGCGTTCCTTTAACCATTGTTGGTCTTATTTCCGGTTTATGGAAAGGATTTAATACAGGTAATGTATTATTAACATTACTCGGCGGGCTCGGAGCAGCAATGGGTATGGGAAGCATGATGAGCTACAAACCGGAAGGTAGGTTAGCCGGTGGAATTGGATATGGAATAGAAGAATTGGTACCACCTGCGCCACCACCTCCGGCACCAGCAACTCCTGCTCAACAACCGGCAGCTCCACCGAAGATCAAGACCAACGTTGCTGGTTTAAATGATCTTTTCAGTCGTTACATGAATAATCCACAAGTACAGGATGCTAAGATCATACAGGATAACTTGAAAGAAGTAAAAAATCTTATTAATACGGTAAGGAAGTTCGAGCCGGAACTGGAACAACCACGTGGCTTCCTCGGAACCGTGGGTAGCTGGGTTGGCATAACTGGATCCAGTATCATGGAAAATCAATTACAGGGGATGGAAAGAGAGATCGATAACGCATTGTATGCAGAAAGCCACGAAGAATTGATGCCGGCTGTCTCGAATCTCCGTGAAACTATAAATAAATTGCATAATGGAATCCTGCTGCTGGCAAAACGATTCTATCCTAGTAACACAGTTGCGGATCAGAGTATGGTTGCGGCAATACGTGCAGCAGTCATGAACCTATCAATACCAGAGTTGACTCAACTATTCCAGAACAGCAATAATCTTCAGGAGGCGATGGCAAATCTAGCAGCAAGAGGAAAGCGATATGCAAGAACGATAGAATAAATAACTCGAATTACAGCGTCTTATCCGGCATTAAAATATGAGGCGATTTACCTCGGTGGGTTTTCCCATCGAGGTAATATTTTCGCCTGATTTTTTTAGTTATGTTATACTCGGAGGGCTGTATGGTACTGGAGCACGTACATTGTTTTCTTATCATTAGGCCGGAAAACAAGCAGGAATGGCAGGTACTGGAATCTTTTCTAGCGGAGCACCTGGTCGTAGAGAAAAGAATATACGACCCATTCTTAAGAAGCATTAAGACGGTTGTCGTAAAACTGTACACAAAGGCCGAAGACGGCTATACAATACCGGATGGATTTCTGTTCAAGCTTCTCTTTGCCATCACCAAAGCTGGCATTACATATACTTATCGTGCCGAGAGAGAACGTGGACTCAAAGCGGATTGGGAAAACGTCTCTAATAAGTTCACTTTACGTCCACTTCAGGAAGAATGCCTGAAAGCTGTGGACAAAGCATTGATAGCTGGCACTGGTGGAGTGGTTGTAGCACCACCAGCATTTGGTAAAAGCTACCTCATCTCGATGCTGGTAAATCTGTACAAAGATTATAAGATTGATGTGATTTCTCGCAGACGGGATGTGGTAATTTCAAACTATCGGGCTATTCTTAAGACGACCCCAGATGTGGGGTTAGTTACGACTGGATCGAAAACAACTGGGCGAGTTACCGTTTTCACTGCAGACAGTGTTTTCCATAGCAGGTTCGACGCGAATCTTGTTATTCTAGATGAAGTGCATGAATTGGTGACGGACAGGTACATGCGTCTGTTAAGCAACTACTTTGCACCAAAACTGGGCTTGACAGCAACGCCGGACACTAGGTACGATAATCTGCACTCCAGAATAGAGGGACTCTGCGGTCCCGTTCTTTACCGGGTTTCATACCAGGACGCAGAAGATGTTTCGATTGTTGTTCCAATCGTCGTAATATGGTATCCTGTCGATGCCGTTGAAACAAAATTCTCAGACCCTATCACTCGTAAACGGAACGGGATATGGTGTAATGACTCTAGAAATCGACTCATAGCGAATGTCGCTCTGGAACACTACAATAACAATAGGCAAGTTCTCATCATAGTCGAAACAATTGAGCACGCGCTGAGACTCAAGCAATACCTGCCGGAATTCGAGGTGTGCTATGCTGGGTCGAGAAAAGAGGGAGCATATCCTACCGATCTCAATTACGCCCCTATTCCAGCAAAACGAAGAGAAGAGTTACGTACTCTTTTTCAGACTCGTCAGGTTATGGGAGTTATTGCAACCGGAGTGTGGGCAGTTGGTGTAAGTTTTGATAACCTGGAGGTGCTAATCCGAGCAGAAGGAAGCGGAAGTAAGACAGCGGCCACCCAGGTCCCTGGTAGGGTCTGTCGGATAAGTAACCAAATCTGCAAACCCTCAGGACTTGTGATAGACTTCATCGACAAGTTTGAACGAGGACTCATGCAAAAATCGATAGAACGATACAGATGCTATGCCAAGCACGGTTGGGCACAGTTTGACCACACTGGAACCCCCCTACATCTCAGCCGTTTTCGGAGTCTAACCGCGAAGACCAGGAAATCCCGCAAATTTGGAAAGTAAACTATGGTGTCGAAAGACGAGGTAAGAGAGGCGTTTTACTATCTCTTACAGAGCAGACCAGAAAGAAGACAGGCGTCGTGGGATGGTGGTAAAGATAGGCAAACTGGTAGGCGCTACACAAACAAATGGTCTAAGATTGCTGACTTTCTTAACGAACGTGGCTGTAACGATGTATATGGATTCATTTATGCAAATTTGAAATTCAGAACAGATCTCGATTTAGCCTCAGTAAATTTACAGCCTATTCATCTCTACAGCGATTCAGCCTGGACTGCGTATCAAGCATATCTTGAAAGTTTAGAGGGACTCGGAGAAAAAATCAGAGCAGAACTAGATGTTTTTCGGTCTCGGTACAAATACTGGCGTCTGCTCATGGATGACTCGAAGGCTCTTGCGGCTACACTGTCTGATTCGAGTATTTCAGTATCGCCAATATTGCGATACTACCTAGCGAGGAAACTAGGATTTGACGACATTGCTAACAAATACTTTCCAGCCGCTGAATATCAATTCGTGGTCGCGGCAGCCGAATACAGAAAGTATTTGAAAGACATTGACATAGAGGGTGCATCATGCAAGGATTGGGTGTAGATCTAAGCGTGATAAAGTATGTCTTGATTCACGCCCTAGCGGACAACGAGGTACAGAGATTCTGTATTAGGGGCCTTAAACCAGAACATTTCATATTGCCAGAGGAAAAACCATTCGCTGTCCTCTGGCGTGTTTTTTTAGATTACTTTGAAGAGTTTAATCGTCCACCGGATGTCACTACACTAACAGTGCTTATTAGCAGTCGGCTGCAACAAGCCCATGTGTATCCAGAATTTGTTCTGGATCAGGTGGAAGACATCCTACAGATTGTGGAGACCGTATCACCTACAGAACTAAACCGTGCCTGTGCCATCGACCTGGCTAAACTCATAATTGCCCGCTACTTCAAGGATACGATGAGTGAACGCCTGACAAAAATGAATGGCGACGACACGGCATTTGTAAAGTTTTTAGATGATATTTATGCTCAATTCAAGACTTCGACACGCTTTTCAGCTTATCCGGTAGATCCAGAAGCTCCAGAGCTGACGACCCTAATCGAAGAATTTGAAACTACACCGCATCGGATAAGCTTTATTGATGATTTGATGGGCGGTGGGTGTAGGGCCAATGAAGTCTATTGCTTATTAGGCCCCACAGGTGGTGGAAAGTCTCTGCTAAGCCTTCAACTTGTCACAGAACAGGCCACCTATTTCTACACGGAAAGATTAAATTTCATCAATGTTTATTTTACCTACGAATTAAGCAAACGAGATACAATAATTCGTGCATACGCTCAAACAACGAATCTTCCATTACAGCGTTTAGAACAGTTGGCCAGGAATCAGGATACTTTTACTGAAGAAGAGCAAAGAAGATATGAGCTTGCAAGGGATATTTTAAGAAATTGCTATAGGATTGTGGATTTTTCTGGATCTGATCCAGCCACAGTTGATGCCACAAATGGCGGTGATCTACATGAAGTTGTTGATTATCTCTTAAAACTACAAGAAACAACAGGGAGAAAAATATGTACTGTTGTTCTGGATTGGGCAGGAATCATCGTAGAACGAGAGGCAATGTTACATAACAAGGATATTTCTCGTGTTCGCGTTTCAGAATTAACAAGCTTTGTTCAAAGAGTTAAAGATCTCATCGCTGGGCCGCTAAATTGCTCCGTGTGGGCGGTACACCAACTCGCAGGTGAAGTCTCAAACAAACCACCGCACATACCAACTCATCATTCGCAGGCACAATGGTGCAGGAGTTTCGCCAATAACGCTGTGTATGCCTTCTGTTTAGGACCACAGGACAGCGACACCCGCGTTATGACGCTGAATTGTTCAAAGTCACGTCGTTCAAGACGGATTGCACCGCGTCTGATTCAAAATAACGATGCATTGCGATTCGTCGATGTTTCGGATCAGTATGTTTTGGACAAACTCTACGGAATTCTGCGGAGAAACGTGACTCTATGATCAACACATGGTTGTTCCGCCGGTTAAAGTATCTATTCGGAGAAGTAAAAATTGCCAACGAGGACCTACCGCTCATATTTTCTGAGTATATTGAACCTACTACTGGAAAAAAGAAGATTTTTGTCGAACAACGTGGCGAGACATACTGTGTTAACTGCCCATTTTGTCAAATTGTGACAAATGGACGACCAGATACTCGCTTTCGGTTATGGATCAATCACCATTATGGTGTTGAAGATCCCTCCACTAAAAGGAAATTCTGGGGATTGGCATATTGTTACAATGAAAACTGCCTTTCCTACGAAGAATTTCGAACTGCGTTGAAGCATATCATATATGGTTTTGAAAAACCACCCACTAACTTGGACCTACAGTTCCGGTCTCGTACACTTGCCCGTACAAGATGCGAACTTCCTGCTGGACTGGTACCGATAAACAGCCTGGAGGCCAGTCATCCAGCAGCACAATATTTAATTTCTGAAAACTTTGATTTGGATTATCTGTACAACACGTTCAAAATTCAATTTGCTGCTGAACTTGATCCTCGTTTCCCTAACATGTACGGGAGGATCATTATTCCGATTTACATGAATGGGGAGTTGTATGGGTATCAGGGGAGAATCTTTGGGAAACAGGGAAATCTCAAGTATCTAACAGCTAAGGGCACCAAAGTTGGAGAAGTTTTATACGGATATGATGCATTTCCAAAAGGATTGCAGTTTGCTGTTCTATTTGAGGGGGCAAAAGATGTGTGGAGATATGGACCCGGCGCATTGGGAATGCTGGGAACGCATCTGTCCCGTAGAAAAGTGATGCATTTAAAGGAATTGGGTATCAAATATGCCATAGTTATACTGGATGGAGATATTGCAACCAACCAGCACAGTATGCATATCATAAACTCGCTCAATGCGGCACTGAACAGTTCTGGATTGAAATATTCCATCCGTATTTTACCGGATGGGAAGGACCCGGCAGACTTGGATAGGGAGAAACTATATGAGTACATCCTGGAATGTGCGTCAGGACTGGATTTCTAAGGTTGATTGGTTAGAACCAACTGCTAACGGTGTAGCAACAATCTTCGGAGATGGAGGATCTTCTTTTCAGTTTTACGGTCTTGGCGGTCTTATCCCTTGGCCAGACAATTTTTATGTTAAACAGTTATCTGAGGCGTTACAGAGGGAGCTTCTCGGCAATCCGACAGTCTCAAAACCATTATCAGAAGAAACCCTCTGTAAGGAGATGATCAAACATGTAAATGAGAGATATTTCAGGCTTCTCTATGGTTTTGCCTATCCCTATACGTATATTGCTCCGGACGGGGCAATGAATTATCAGATTATTCCAGGTCATTTCCTGCTTGATTTGCGGGAAGATCTCGGAGACGACGAGAGTAATATCTCAAACTATAGTAATGTTGTAGAGTATGGACCCAGGATCGAGAAAATACAGCCTGGTGTTCCAGTCATTTATGTTATAGGGGCTGAACCATCTTTTGTGGAATCAGTCACTGGAGTTAATTTCTCTGGTGATTTTGGAGATGCTCTTCTGAATGCTCTGGAGTCCGCGGGTGTTGACGATCAGCAGTTTTCCAACATCTACACTGCTAATTCGATTCGCATCTATCGTGCTCCAACCTCTATAAAATCAAAGCTTATCAAGGATTTTCTTCCACTGATACAGTTAGAGTTGGCAATTCTACAGCCGGACCATATCATCTGTCTTGGATCACAAGCCTTGAAGATATTTACTAGGAAATCTCAAGCTACTGTCAGCCGTACACCCGTGGAATATACGTACACTACGTGGCAGGGAGAGAAAAAAGCGATAGTACACGCTCTTCCCCTAACGGCACTGCATTCGATAAGTGAATACAAGAATTTCCAATTACTGGTGCGAAGGACTATAGATTTCATATATTATGGTAAAACCGTTCAACCATATGATGTAAAGTACTCACGGATCGACACCGCTAGTCAATTAAAACAGTATGTTAGTGACATTCTTGAAGCTGCCAAAACGAGACCGGTGCGGGTTTCTGTGGACCTAGAGTGGAATGGGATCATTCCACTGAATCATGATTCGTATATTCGAACCATTAACTTAGCTTCGAATCATACCCAGGAGCCAGCAGTTGCGGTAGCAGTTCTTACAGCTCCAGGTGGAGCCTGGACATTTAACGGAACAAAAGCCGAGATTGCAAGTATATTGCAACCTTTGTTTATCCCAGATAACAATATTCAAATCGTAGGACACAACTTTATAGCAGACATTCCCTGGCTCTTATCTCTAGGAGTTGATGTCGAACCAAAATTCTGGTTCCCAAAGGATAACGACAATAATGTAGATTTCGGGCCAAACTATCCTGGGATTTTCGATGCGATTATTGCGTATCACGCTATAGATGAGTGTGGTCAATTCGGGTTGGAACATGCAGCCAGAATATGGCTGGATTTTCCGGAGTGGTCACAGGCAGTTGATGAGGAGATGAAGAAAAATAAAGGAGCCAGGGGATATGGCTTCATCTCTGAGGAAATTCTGCTGCCTTATGCTGCTACTGATGCCTATGTTACTCTTAAATTAGCGGAGGTTCTGAGCAAAGGACTTTACAGAGATGTTTTTGGCAATAATTGCTGGGGTGCGTACTGGAGAAACTTGAAGTCGCAGCTTGGTTTTCTGGAGATGAACCTTACCGGAGTCTGCATTGACTCGCAGAGAGCGCTTCAATTAGGAGAATGCTACAACACAGTTCGAGACAGGCTTTTATCGGAATTCCGAGATGAGATTAACTGGCCCACTTTTAATTTTCAATCCTGGCCTCAATGTGTCGAATTGCTGTACGGAGAGAAGTATCATGGAAAGAGTCGGATGCGTCCGGAAGGGGCTATAAGTTTCAATCTGACGCCTATCAAAACGACAGATGATAGAGAATGGGATGCCTCGTGCATACCAGGTAAAGTATCACCATCCACGGATTTGGACACACTCAACAATCTGATAGCTCAGGACGAGCGTGTTCGTAAACTGAGAGATATTAGAGTTCTTAACCAGGTTACGAAAACAATACTACCAAACAGCAGTGCCGACGAGGAGCCAGAGGGAATCCTAGCTTATGTATGTGACGATGGAAGGATTCATCCATTTTATTCGGCTCTGAAGGAAACACGTCGATGCAGTTGCTCAAAACCAAATTTACAGAACCTACCAAACAGTGAAGAAGACAGCTATAAACAAATCCTTGGAGATTTATACATTGCACCAATCAGAAGCATGATCGTGGCTCCACCAGGCTATAGCATCGTTGAGATAGACTATAGTGGTGCCGAATTGCTTATGATTGGGGTTGCAGCACAGGATAAGAATCTTATCAATGATTATTATCTTTCGACATTACCGGACGACGATCCGAACAAATTGGACATTCACAGCCAGATCGCAGTATTGGCTTTTAATTTGAATTGCGCTCCGAACAAGAAGGCTCTCAAGGAAGCTGGAAAGCTTCATTACAGGTTAGCAGCTAAACAGATCATATTTGGCTTAAACTACGGTCGTGGTGTTAAATCCTGTTACTTTCAGTTAATTACGGAGGGCGTCGATGTAACACAGCAAGATGTCGCTAAGATTGTTGATACCATTTATACTAGATACGATAAGATTTACCCCTTCCAGGATAGTGTTAAATTGAGGGTTCGAACTCACAGGTGGCTAGCCAACTGTTTTGGAAGCTACAGAAGATTCTTCATATCTCGTTCTAGCGATGTTATCGCCAAGAATGAACGAGAAGCAATGAATTTCGTGTGTCAAAGCGGAGTAGCGGACGCAGTAGCTATTGCAATGTACAATTTCTATAAACACCCCAGCAAAAGGAGGATCGGTTATAAGTTTATAATGCACAATCACGATGCGTTGGTATTTGTTGTTCCGGACCAGAATGTTCGACAGTTCACAGAGGAGGTTGTACGCGAATGCATGCAAGAACAAGTACAATTCAGATCGTGTAATTTAGATGGTGTTCCGTATGAGAACTCCCCCTACTACAAATTTGAGTTGGAGTGGAAGATCGGAAAACGTTGGTGTTCTGAGGATTGAAGCAAAGGAAAGGACAAAGCTATGGGTTTTCGAAGCGCGATCAGCACAACAAATCAATCTTTTTGTGGGATCAAAGATCCGAACATTTATCACTACAAACTTGCTTTCAACAAAGGAGCAGTAGTATTGAAACCACATGCTCTAATAGGAGAAGACGGTGAAATTACCCCATATATCGTTGGCGACGGGGGCAACACAGCGTTGGACTTCGGTGATTGGATCAGAGCCTACGATATAGTTCGTATCGCTACCGGTGCATCTGGAGTGAGATTCTGTGTTAAGGAAACCGAATCTCTTGCTCGCAATCCCGTTCTTACATTGAAGAATGCTATTGAAGCTGCAATAGCTGGGGGAATTGCTCCGCCATCCTGGAGGACAATTCTACCAGAAAGGGACAATAACTCTCAGATGTCATCAGAGAACTTTCGCAAAGTCTGTATGACATACGAGCCAGGATGCGGGCTTTTCCTGGCGACGATTATCAGTATCCAGGGCATGCCCTATCAGCATGCTCGAAATTTAACGCTTGTCCAGATAACTAAGGCTACTGGAGCGGCTCTGTTCCAGGCGCTGATCAACGCTGGGCAACTGCCGGATCTTGACGATCCGCGTGCTGCTATTGCAATAGTCCCAGTAACTGCCAGACGAGAAGGTATGGCGATTGTACCTAACCATTATGAGGTTTCTGTTGTGGTGAACCCGCAATGGTTGGATGCGGCGCTATACCAAGGGCATAAAAGTTACATTACAAACAACAATCTGGGATGGAGTAAATTCTTATCGATTCTTTCTGAGAAGGAGCAGATTAACTATATCCTTTCCTCCTCCATACCAGCTAGTGCTGTAGTGTATGCGTTGCAGGAGTATAAGGAACTCATCCCAGCTAGTTACTGGGAAATGGGAAAGAAGATGCTCGATCGGGAAATCAATATGATTTCGAAGACCAACGAGCCGGAGGTCGTACAACCCGAGCATCAATTTAACCAGCCCAGGTATCAGCATCCTTTTGTACAGCAACAGGATGTTCCTCAATATGGCATCTCTGGACAACCTACTCAGGTTGGCGGTATCCAGTATGGCCAATCTAATGTCGGTTCTCCCGTAAATCCTGTTCAAAATCCTCAGGAGGGATTCTTTGAGGGTTTGACAGGCAAACCGCAACCGGCACAGCCAGTCGATTCTAGCTCTAATTTGCCGGAAGCGCTTACTCCTGAACAGGTGCAGGAGCAGATTCAGAAGTTCTTAATGAATCGCGGTAGGAAATAACCGCTGACGGGCGGTTTCACGCGATACCACTATGGTATCGCGTTTCTTTTATACTACATGTGGATTTTTTGTGGAGACTAACGATGGGGAAAGAATTTGATTTTGCTTCTTTGGTGAGCGAAGTTGCAGCAAAATTCGGGAAATCAAATCTGGTGGAAAAGCCTTACGCACCGATAGCAATTAAGCTTCCAGCTTTAATTCTACGGGTGCTGTTTCAAAATGAAGGGCTTATTCTTGGTAAAATAGTACATATAGTTGGCAAGGAAGCCACTTTTAAATCAACACTAGCGCTAGAGATAACCAGGTGGCATTTGGAATACAACGGATACGGTATAACGCTGCATACAGAATCTCGTTTGAACGATACTGTGATAGATGGGGTACTAGGCACATATAAGGATAGGCATACAGCTATCATCTGCGATACGCTGGAAGAATGGCAGGCCATACTCATGGATGCGAGTAAGAAACTAGGAGAGAGTCAACAGCTTGCCTGTTTCACAGTTGATAGTGTTATGGGAGTCAGCTCTGAGAAAACTATTAGCGAGGTCACAAAAGAGGGCTTTGCCAGCGCTAAATTTGCACACGAAGCAAATTTGATTGCGAGCTACTTGAGGGTTTTCAATGCGAAGCTATACGATAGACCGCATACTGTATGCATTATAAATCACCGGAAGTTTCGTCCAAATATGAACAGCTACGGTCCGCCGGAGAAAGCCTCACTCGGTGGAAATGAGATTAAATTTTGTGCTTCGTATGAGATTGAGACGACAGCTTCGGAATCAGCTAAGCAAGTGCTGGGACCAGTAACAGTGTACGATATGGGGCTGAAGCTTGATAAAAACACTTTTGGACAGGAAGGGGTCCAAATTAGGGTACCGGTAAGGTTTATCAATGCTTCGGATGGAACCCAAGTAATATTCGATTGGCATGCCGCTACGACGTACATGTTGAGCAAGGCTAACGTTGTGCGCCCTGCGCCATCGAGTACAATTTTGAAGAGATTGGGAGAAATTATCACGGTATCGGTGCGTAGGGGAGGACCAAAAGGAGATCTCTTTTATAGTGAGCAACTTGGAATTCAGCCAATAAATGCAGTCTCTGCTACAGAATTCGGAATGGCGTTAGAGGAACGCTCAGACATATTACAGGCAATATATGAATTGTTCGGTATCTTCCGACGGTATATATATAATCCTGAATTATCTTATTCAGAAAATGTGGACAAAGCTGTGGAATTCTATAAAACGGTGAAGCAACCTGAACAGAATGTCAATAAGTTAACTGAAGACGAAGAAACTAACTGAAATCAGATGTTTGGACTATGTCGGAGGAGAATGGATTCTACCAGGAGAATACACCTGGCCATGTCACGAGATGCCGTATAACGAGGATACGCCGGTACAGTTACCATGTCTAATAACGAAGAGTTGCCAAGAAGACTGGAGCTGATTGCTAATCTTATTCACCTGAAGGGTAAACCCTACAGACCTTATCAACAGTTCTATCCTCTCTTCGAAAAGCTTCAACCGTGGGTGACGGTGCTGAAGACAGGACGGCAGGTCTCGAAGACGACAAGTAGCTGTATTCAATCAATTCTGCAATGCGCTACAACTCCCAACTTCGTGACACTATATGTCATGCCGTCAGAAACACAAGCACTGAATACCAGTATCTTGTTCTGGCGGCCTATTATTCAGGACTCCCCTATATCCAAGTTGTGTAGCCTAAAGTTGGAGCAGATAAAAAAATATCAATTCGAGAACAACTCTGCTATAGTTCTCTCGTATGCGCACTTTAATGCAGAACGAGTGCGTGGTATCCCAGCAGATAAGATTCACGTGGATGAGATACAGGATATTAATGAGGAGTTCCTTCCCATAATTGAATCGTCTGCCAGTGGTTCTAAATACAGATTAATGCTATATACAGGTACACCAAAAACGCATCAGAATGTACTGCAAAGTCTGTGGAATAGATCCAGTCAGGCAGAGTGGTGTATAAAATGTGAGGCATGTAATTACTGGAACATACCAAGCATAAAACACGACATTTTGGATATGATACAGCCTGCTAATGATCGCGTCGTATCAAAGGAATATCCTGGAACGGTGTGCGCTAAATGTGGTCGGATAATTTACCCTCAGAAGGGTCAATGGGTCCATGCTTATCCTGATCGAAAGTATCTCACATGTGGATACCATTTGCCTCAAATCGTCGTAGAGCTGCATTATGCAGACCCACTGAACTGGGCGATTATTAACGCATATAAACAAGGTATAGGGCAGATGACCTATGACGACTTCCTGCGGGAAGTCCTGGGAGAACCAGCCGACCGAAGCTCCAGACTGCTATCTTATTACGATCTTGCCAAACAAGCAAAACTTGCACGGCGGGATGCGGAAGAGACTCTGTTACAGACGCTGGATTATTACAGACTGCGAGTTTTCGGAATCGACTGGGGTGGAGGAGGCAAGCGAGGTAATTACACAACAATTGCTCTAGTTTGCCTGGCTCCGGACGGGAGAATCCATGTACCCTGGGCTACTGCTCTTGCAAATCCGCATGATCATATCGGCGAGGGTAAGCAAATTGTCAAATTGGCTAAAAAATTCAAGGTACACCTTATATCACATGACTGTAGTGGTGCTGGAGCGCTGCGCGAAACCATTCTGATACAAAGCGGTTATCCGGCAGATAAGCTCATGCCATGTCGGTACGTCAGAATGAGCGAGGGAGTTACCGTTAAATACTGTCCAGCATCGCCAACAAATCCACGTCGTTTATGGAATATAGATTCTACCAGAGCTTTGCTGATGGTTGCTGGTGCAATCAAATCGGGTATGATCGAATTCTTTGCAGATGACTATAAAAGTGAAGCTGAACCAGGATTATTAAGGCACTTCTTAGCACTCGTGGAAGAAATGAGCAACGACAAGGTTGGAAAGCAGTATCGGATTGTTTGTGAGGAGGGTTTGCGCGATGAGTTTGCTCAAGCAACGATGCTTGGTTGTCTAGCAATATGGAATTCAACAGGAGCTTGGCCCAGATATGAATGAGATACCTTCTATAGTTCCAATCCATCTACGATGGGAGAAGATAAAGTACAAACGAAGGGGCAAGTCATATACTTTTTACTTCAGCCATTATTATGTGGGCGGGAAACCAACTTATCATTTTGATGAAATATACATCACTATATTACAGCGAGTTGGCATGACGGTCTCTGTCGAAATCCTGTCACATGCATGGCTGGTTGAGGAAGACTGGCTGCCGGTGGCAGAGCGGGTCCTTTGGATGCTTATGAAGGGAGCGAATTCAGCATGCTTAAACTAACTCTGGTCAGATGCCTCATGCGTGAGAACAGCAGGCACGTTGTGTTCCTGTTAGTACCAAAAGCGGTACTCCCGTATATGCCAGTTCTAAGTACTCATGGGGATGTGTTAGAGTCGGAGCGATCTAACATCGATCAGCGTGTAGGTGTGGCTGTTTTTCCAGACTCTGAACAGATGTCGCCAATTACATTGACATTTAATAACAGTACGTGTGATTGGGTTCTCAAGATACAGGGCAAATGTATTAGTATAACAATACGATCTCCTAATTTGAAAAGTATATTTTATAGCCTATTTTATTCAGAGATTTACGACAAGTACAGTAGGGGAGAGATTGACGAGACGAGCTACCGCAGGATATTAAAGGACGTGGAGGATGCTGTACTAACCTATGAACAGGAAGAACAAACGGAGAGGAGACGATAAGATGGAAAGGACGATCACTAAGACTTATGAAAAGATGGCGATGAGGACTGTCCACAAAGTTCTTAAACGTAGGGGATATGATAATCCGGAGGAACTATTTCCGACCTGGTTGGAATTCAAACGATATATGTTGGAAACCAAGCATGTTGTGGTTATGTTGCATAAGTTATCGTTAACGAACGATAACTTTATGATGGCTTTTCGTAGGTTTTCTCGTAAACATTTCAATACTATACGGGAAAGGCATTATGACTGTGAAAGCGTTGCAATGGATCTGCCCACCGTCATCGTGTTCCCGTGGAAATCCCTATTGTACTGTGCCACAGATCACATCGAAGCTCTGACATACCCCTATGCAGGACCGGAATTTGGACATGATTATTGTCTGGATCCCATTATGATCCTGGATAGCGGTAATCTTGTGGTAACAACATTTCAGAATTATCTCATGACCGCACTATGAATCAGCTAAGAGCTTCAAGCTTACCAGTAGCAGAATATCGGAAAAGTCTTAAGTTCTGCTACGAAACATGTGCCAGGTTCCTGTACAACAGGAATCTTCCGGAGCTAAAAGAAGTTCTGGTAACAGCAATCTCTGAGAAGATTTACGATAAGTTCAGGAAAAATAAAACAGAGCTGTATTTTATAACAGGACAGCTTATCACTCCAGGACAAGAATACAACACAAATGCTAGACATCTAGCCGTTTGCCTGGCAACTCTATTAGTTTGTGCTGGATATAAAACATATCGCAGTTTTGGGAGAATTTTGGGATATGAACTGAAGGATGGTTTGTGGGTGACACGAGTGATGCCACTCCTTCACGACAATCCCAATGAGCCCTTGTTAATTCGAACTACCAATGAAACAGAAATACAGGAGATTGTATATTGGGTGAAGAAATCTGGCATCTCTGTGAAGCAAGAATTATTACCAAGAGATCTAGACTATCTAACCGGTATGTACGTTACGTATATTAGGGACGATGTGCTAAGAGTATCCAAAATCGTACCCGTTAACGAACTCGAGCTAGCGAGAAGGAACAAAGAAATCCTGTATTCTCGTTTTGGTTTAAATTCGAGAAAACAGGAATATAAATGTAGGTACTGTGGCTCTGTACACAAAAGCAAACAAAGCTGGTGTCCAGAACTATCGTTTAAGCTAAGCGACGTAAGGTTTAGCTTCGAAGATTTCGTATAGTACTTCGTCAGGGGGTGAGGGGTGAACTACACTATGTAGTTCACCCCCAGATTTTTATACAAAAGGAGGATTGCTATGTTTCAATTCAGAGATCCGAGTGCGCCAGTAGTAGCCTTCTATTCACCAGGAAGGGATCTTGCACACGTTGGATTTTTCCTTCTAAATAGTGGCCTAGAAAGACTGAAGTACGGAGTAGAGCATGGGAGCAAAAATGTTCGTGACTTCATGCAACGACATAATATATCAGAGCAGGAACTCAAGGACGCGATAGACGCCTTTATAGTATCGATTGAAGAGGAGGTTAAAAATCCTAGCGATAGTATGTTATTAAAAAACTCATTCTCCATGTGCAGATACGAAGTGCGATATCTCATATACTCATCGATTGCACCATTATTTATAGCAGCCACTATAAAAGGGAAAAAGGATGTGCTAGATCACGCTGATGCAGTAGAGTATCACGGAGAAGAATTCCACCGTAAAATAACCGGGCTGGTACCCAATTGGGATATTAATAATCCCTCTGTGTTCGATATTGTGAGGGCTGTTTGTGTAAACACATGGACGCGGATGAAGGAAAAATTAAATAACTGGAGGATATGGTAACATGTCGGAAACATCACACGAAAGCTTTTTTGAGCCTCTTCTATATGAGGCGAAGAGAAGTGGGTATTTTGTATATACCCACTATAACAGAATACTAGTCATAATATATAACTTTGCGCTTAAGTTACTAGCAAGAACCTATGGAAAGGAAAAGCTTCAGAAGATTCAAAGCGTTATCAAATTTCCAGGCGAATCTAATAGTTTTGAAAAAATGGATGGAGAGGTAGAACGGATTACATATGTAGCTACAGAAGAGAAATATTCCGAAGAGGATGTGGCTGAACTTTGGGATAATAACAAAAGAGTTCCGCCAAACTTTCAAAAAAGAGACATGCGATGTCCGCCGACAACATCCCTATTCGGACGACATCCGCACGTATTATTCCTAACAGAAATCCCATACGGATCACTAACATCGAGCATCAATGATATTAAATTCTATCAACATTACAGTTCGGATGTAAAAGATCGCTACTATGCTTTTGAATCTTTTGTACCTGTGCGGACAGCTAATCCATACCTAGAGTATATTTTAGCTCGTCTGCTGTGGGGGGTGATTGTAAATACTAATATAAACAACTTGAGTCTAGATTGGTATGATACATCCTATAGGATGCATCTTGTTCCCAGGAATCTCTGCAGATCTACGGAAACATGGATACTGGCTGGTCATACTTACGGTCATCTTCTCCCGGAGAGTGATTTCTACTGGACGTTCTCCCTCTCAGAACCAATGCGTACTACAAACGGCTATTTTGGAAAAATAGCCTGGGGTTATGAGGGTCGGAGATCTTATAAAACGAAAAACTACGAGCGGATTCTGTGCGGGATCCAATTTGGAGATTACTTTTCGCACCATCTTCCATCCGTAGGTACTGCTCTCAATTATATGGACAACCAGCTTGCTTCTGGTATATTCTTGCTCAATCAGATAAGACATATGTGTGATAAATTTCTGGAAATAATGATAACTCGTCCATCAGAGGAGGATTTCGACGACCCATTGATGTTAGTAAGATTTGGGGTAAGAGATACCTCCCCTATGAATAAGTGCTATCAGTATGTGATGCAAAAGACCATTGAAGTGCTGAAAGGACTTAATCAGGATATTCACCGCAAAGCCAGGAACATGCTTCAACTGATGCATGAGGCGGCAACTGATTAGATCAGCAGAATAGCTAACACAGGATACGGAACAGCGGTGAAATATAATTATTTATAATTTGATGAAAGGGAACCGAACCATGCCTCGTGGAATAATAGACAGAA